CATCAACTAATTTATAATGTTCATATTTTAACATTCTTTTATAGCGTAATAAAGAAAATTTACTACCTTCACAAAATAGAGGAGGTGGACGACTCACACCATCAAATTCATTATAGGAGACTTCAGCTAAATCATCATATGAAAGACCTAAAGCAAACATAATTAAATGTTTAACTGAAGTATTATTCATAGAGTACTTAATAGAAGAATACGTAAATTTAGATCTAGATACACTAAATGAGTGTAACTTCATCTGTTCATCATAACCATGTAACTTAGTTAAACTACTCAGTTCATATTTAAACAGATCTTTTCTTTCCTTTCCATCGTCGATTAATTTATAGATTGCATCAATTGTTTCTCTAGTATTGAAATCAATATCTGCATTATACTTATTTAAAATCCAAGTTATAAAAATTTTTACAATTATCACCAGATCTTTATCCGATGGTACTGACTCTAAATAAGAGAAAACTACCAATAATTGATCATTAAAATTTCTATTTTTAGATTGGTAAAGCCACTTATCAAACATTTTCTTATGATTCCAGGAAAAAGATACTTCATCAAACCTTCTTTTAAGAAAGTCAATCTCAAATCTCTTATCTAACTTAAACTTAGTAGATCTAAGATTAGGAAAAACAGGATCAGATTTTAAACCAACTTCATTAATATATTTATCTATATTATTTAAATTTTTATGAAATTTAAAAAAAGCTCTAGTATCATCACCGTATACCTCAACATGCATAAAATCAGCATAATCTTTTCCATATATTTTATAGCCGATAATACACCAGTACATTAAATTAGAATAACAATTTATTAATGAACCAGCTGGGTGACCAGACGGTTGAGATCTATTAAGTTCAATAACAATACCAGGTGGTAAAATGACATATTTAGTAACTACAGACATAATAAAGCTAATAATAATATTATTATTAATTTTACTATCAGTTACACCGCTACATAAAATCGCAGCACCAACTTCTAGAAAGTTTGTATCAATATTTGAATCATAAAATGACCAGTCAGCTTCCAAAATAAAATCATAATCAAGTGAGCGCTGAGTAAGCTTAGTAGCTTTCTTAGCATTAAATTCACCACACAAATTAAAGGTTTTATCCCAATTTGCATATCCAAGAATATAATTAAATTTTTGTGATATCCACATAAGAAGATATGTAATTGGAGATTCACATGTCATAACAACACGTGTACCTACTTCCTT